CTGATATATCAAAGCCCCACGAGCAAGAATAGACCCTGTCCATACTGCGTTTGAGAAAGATAGATACGCAACTGTGCCTGAGTTGCCTGTAGTTGGTACTTGTGATATGGTTAATGCCAACCCACCCGCTGTATAGCCTGTCGCTACAACTTCACCCGTTGCAGTGTATGCGGTAGTGGTTGCGTCTAATGTTGCTGCGTTGGTGTACAGAGCAATCTTAAAAGAGCCGGACGTAAAGTTAAACGTGCCATTCATCATGCCCGTTTTAAAGCTATTACATGCCCAGTTTCCGGTGAGCGCCATTACGTCACCGCCTGTCTAAACTGTCCTGACCTGTAAGCGTCCTGTCTCTCCATACCATCGCCAAGGCGTTTAGCCAATGCAAGGGCTTCTTTATATTTTCCGTCATACAAGCCAATGATGTCAGTCTCACCCTTCATAAAAGTGTAGGCTTCAACCAAAGAGCCGTAAAGCAAAACAGTATCAAAATTGTCTCCAAGCCATGTACGACCTGTTGCCGAATCAGAAATTGAAACGGGGTAATAGTAGTAATGCAACTCTACGCTATATGTGGTGTCGGGTGTCGGGCCAACAATAAAAGTCAACTCTGTCTCGTCCGTACTCAACGGGCCAAACAAAGCGTAGTATTTAGGAGTGGCTGTGTCAGTTGGTTGTGGGTATGCCTGACGAATGAAGTTAACATCTTTGTTCAGTAGGTACTCGTAACTGCCGTCCGCATTAATTACCGCCATTGAGTAGACGGCAAGAAAGTCTGTTGGGCAAGACAAGTACTTATTGCTGGCTGTTGTCGTTCCCGTCACGTTCTTACGCAACGATGGAAACTGAACGGTATTGTAAATGCGTTGTTCAGCCTGCTGGATAAATCTATCAATCTGGTCTGTTGAAGACTCAGTAGACCCATCAGCAAGATATACAAGGGGGAATTGATTCTCCGTGTACGACTGAATAGCAATTACAAGCTCGCTATAGGTCATGCCATCGGACCTCTAGCTGTAATGCCTTTAGTAGCCGCGCCATTGCCGCGAGTTACAATACCATCGGTTTTAATTTTTTCATTGCCAGCAGACTTACTAATGTTGCCAAGAGTAACGTCGTAGTTTTCAAGTTTGCTTTTGTTAGGCGGAAAGCCGGGGTTTGTACCAAACTCGTCAGGTGCTTTAGTCATTTTCTTACCGTCCATTGTGTGTGGTTCAGCATAGACAGCCGCTTGACCGACTTCTTTACCCATTTTCTTTGCGGAGTATCCAGCCATTATCTACCCCTTTGATTGTTTGCACGCGCCATGTTGCGACCAACGGCTTTCATCATCTCGCCAGTTGGACCGCCCTTTTTCAGCGCAAGTTTAGTACCCTTGCCGCCTTTATGCTCTTGCATATCGTGCTGTTTAAACGCTTTTTTAATCATGGCTTTGTCTTGAGCCATGTCTGATTTCATATCTTCTTTGCTATCACTTTTAGCCATTTTGAACTCCTAAGTTACACTGACTGTTACTGTACCAATTTCTACCGCTAAAGCCAAGTTATTTGGCGTTAACAGCGCATCAAAAGTTGTTGAACCCCCGACAGGATTCCAACCCCATTGAAATACACGACTACCACCGCCTGAGTACCCGTCTGCTAACAAACCTGATACTTGGTATCCCAAGTCAGGACGAGGGTCACGCACCGCCTGTGGGTCGTCTACTGGGTACATACCCAATAACAACTGCGGATGGTCTGGGTCCCAACACGCAGGGCACACTTTCAAATCATAAACTTTTGTCTTTACAACTTGTTTCTTTAACTGCGTCAGCTTAAACCGAAAACCACAGCGGTCGCATTGGGCAATTGCATTCTTGCCTGATGAAAACCTATTCCCCATTTAAGCACCACTGCCAATGAACATCTGACGAGGCACAAGCCTCAATGCCGCACGTTCTTGGTCCTCATCCGCAGCAGTCATCCAAGCCTCATCGTACTGCTGTTTCAAAATCTGTAGTCTCTCCATCCCACCGGGGACTTTGAGCGCGATGTAATAGGCTAGTCCCGCCACCATGCAAGGCACAAATCTAAACGGCACATCCGTCACATTTACACCGCCACCCGCATCTTGAATACGGCGCATCCTCCAATACACAAACTGATAGGTCTGGGAGCCATCAGGAGTGGGCCACACGGTCACGCGTGGGAGATTTGGTACGTAGATAGCCGTGCCCGATGTATGCGTCGCAGCGGTCGTATTATTTTGTCCACGAAAACAACCACCCAAATTGTTACCGCTGACGTATGTGTAATAAATGGTTTCGGTATCTATGTTAATAAACCCCGATGTGGCTAAACCCACGGTGCTCGACAACGTAATTGTGTCATCTGTAGCAGTAAGTGTTTCATTCAAAGTCACGCCTGCTGGCGCTACCTGTCCGTCTAAACGCTGATACCAAACTTGAATGGGTCTTGCTTGGTTTAATTTATTAGGGATAGTCGCATACGTAGAAACACTTATACGCGTGATAGTCAGGTCTGCTTGGTTTGATGTGCTGTTTGCATTGGTACGAATCACATGGTCAAGCAAATCAACCGTATCGTTAGGAACAGCGTAAGTGTTTAACCCCTGAGTAAAGGTAAGCGTGCCTTGCTCAAACGTCCACATATTGATGCCACGATTTGCCCAATCTGCAAATAACAAATTAAGCGACCGACGAGCGGTTCGCATGTCATAACCGGTGCGCATCTCCGAACCCGCACGCTCAAACGCTTCCTCTACCAACTCGGCAAGGTCAAGATTAAAGCCAGCGGTTCCGGATGTATTAGCCATTAATTTTCTTCAGGTGTTTCTTCAACAGCTTTAGTTTTCTTGGCTTTTGGGGCCTCAACTACAACTTCTTCTTTTGTACAAATGCAACAACAAGAGTTGCAAATTAAACATATTGCTTCTGCTACCGTTTCTTCAGCAGGAGCTTCTTTTACTACAAGAGTTTCTGTAGGTAACTGACTTTGCACTTTAGCAATTAAAGCCTCAATGGACGGTTCCATAGAACCAAACATAGCGGTGTATGTTGCACCCTTGGCGCGTAATGCGTCAAGAACGATTTGGTCTTCTTGTGGGGTTAAAGTTAGTTGTGACATGATGTTTCCTTTATCTAAAACTTGCTGTTTTCTTGGCTATACCTTTTGGTTGTGCCACGAATTGTTTACCTGCCGCTTTTCCGGCTCGCTTGGCCTTGGTTGTCGCAGCATACTCTGATGATGACAAAGATTTAATTGCCGCCTCTGGCAAATAGCGTTCACCTGTCTTAGATGAAGGCTTCCCTGATTTGGTACGCCACTTCTGGTCGCCCCAGTTTTTTAAGGACTGTTGCGGCGCTTTCAATCTCGGTAGCCTCCGCCAGAAGCCTTATATTTCTTGGCTACCAACTGTGCCTTGCGTGCTGACCACTGTCCTGCACCTGTACCCTGAGTCGCCGCTGCTTTTACCTGTGCCACAATCTTTTTGCGTAGACTGGGTTTTGTGTAGTTACCAGCGGCGTTGACTTTTCCGCCTTCTGCGTACTGAGTAAAGTCCGTGTCATCACGACGTTTGGTCTTTTTGCCTGTGGGCATTTTGGACGGGGCTATGTCACCCATCCCGCGACTGGGCATCATGGGTTTAGCAGGCCATGCCGCCTTTTCTCATGCCTTTGTTACCAGACATGACCACTTGCTTGCCTTTAGTTTTGCCGCGCTCGGCAATACCATCTTTGCTTGGTGCGGCAGTTTTTACTTTGCCCATACTTGTCATACCACCAGAAGCCATTTTTTTCATAGGCATTTTGCCAGCAGCTTCTTTTTTCTTAGCAATCATTTCCATGAATGGGTTAGTTTTAGCCATCGTATCACCACCTTTTTTAAAAGTTTTGCCTTTGTCGGCGTTTGAGAAATCCCGTCCCACGGATTGTGGGATACCTACTTTTTTGGCAAATGCGGGGTTATTCGCAATTGCCGCCATGAAATTGTGTTGTTTCTTACTTGTTGACGGCATCGTCTTTGGCTTTCTTTTTCCAAGGCAATACATCAACAAATTCTTTGCCTGTTGACATTTCAACAATGCGCATTATTCCCACAACCGCACCAATCAAACCAAATATGGGAGTCAGCAAATTTAAGAATGTGCCAAGGGTAGTAAACACCGCCGCAAGGTCTAACAAGTTTTTAATGTTGTCGTGTTGTTCGCTCATATATATTTACCTCGTGTTTTACCGCGTTGGGCACAGCCGTCTGCGTCTTTTACTTGACCGCCTTCCGCGCAATTCCATGCGCGTAACGATTTGTTAATTCTGCTATCTGGGTCATTTGCTGTTTTGGCAGAAGTTAACTTCTTTTTCATCCCCGACATCCTTGCGCAAAACGAATCCCGTCTTGAACCGCCCTTTGGCTGTGGAGCCTTTAGCCCCGGCTTGCCCGGATTGGCTGCGTTGTAGGAAGCCCGTCCCTTGGCGTTTAAGCCACCTTTAGGATTCTTCCCTTCCTTGCGTTGCCATGCTGGGGTAGCCATGTTA